ACGACAACGAAAAGGAATTGATTGAAAGTTTGAAATGGTATGAAAAGGAATTAATAGAAATGAGTTACGATAAATCATTTCACGAAATCCAAAGAGAATTAAATATAAATTACCAATTTGTTAGAAGGATATTAAATAAAACTAAAACTAAATGGCAAGACCAAAAAAACAAAAGGGATTAGGAGATACTATTGAAGCGGTATTAACTACAACAGGAATAAAGAAAATATTTGAAATATTTGTTGATGGTGAAGATTGCGGATGTGATAAACGAAAAGAAAAGTTAAATGAGTTGTTTCCTTATCGATTTAAGGCACGATGTTTGACAGAGTTAGAATATAACAGTTGGAAAGATTTTAAAGAGGTTAGAACCTTAAAAATAAGTTGGGCACAGATTGTTTATGTTTGCGATTTATACGCAAGTGTATTCAGCCGACAAACTTGGTATCCTTGCTCAGGGTGTAGCCCTAAACCATTAATTAACATGATTGATAAATTAGATAAAGTATTTGACGCTTATGAAAATTAAATTTTTATTATTGCTTTTGGTAATCCTATCGGGATGCTCAGCAAGTGATGACAGTAGAGTGACAGGAAACGACTGCGATTGCGTTGAAGAGTTTTATTTACGTCGCCCTTATGTAGGCGGTGGAGGTTTTACTTATGAGTTTATATTTAGCAACCCGATCGAGTTTGATTGCATAAATAATGAGTTTGGATATTACTATCCAGTTAGTAATTTGAATTACAATTATGCAAAAATTAATTGTGAATAACCGATAAATACGGATAAGAACGATGGAAAAGAACGGACAATTTAAAAAAGGTAATGAAGGAAAACCAAAGGGAGCGACTAATAAAGTAACTCAAGAAGCACGTGAATTGTTTTTACAAACATTAGAATCACAAGTACCTAATATTATGCAAGCCTTTGAGGATGTAAGAGAAAAGAACCCAGCGCAATATTTAGATTTATTTGCAAAATATGCTCAATACTTTGTGCCAAAGAAAACACAAACAGATAGTAATACTAATTTAACTATTACAGATTTTAATTTAAAAGAAGTATTAAAATTTGATAACCTTAAATCCTAAATACAAATCACTTTTTGAAAACGATACCCGATATTTTATAATAACAGGCGGTCGAGGTTCTTCTAAATCATTTGGGGTTGGCACATTCGCTAACCTCTTATCGTTTGAGGCAGGGCATAGAATATTGTTTACACGTCAAACAATGACCTCAGCACATTTATCAATTATTCCAGAGTTTCAAGAAAAAATTGATTTGATGGAATTGAATAATAGCTTTGAGGTTAATAAGTCAGAAATAAAAAATAAACAGTCAGGGAGTGAAATAATATTTCGAGGGATAAAAACATCAAGCGGAGACCAAACAGCAAATCTTAAATCGTTGCAAGGTGTTACGACTTGGATATTAGATGAAGCTGAGGAGTTAATAGATGAAACCACCTTTGATAAAATTAACTTATCGATAAGACAAAAGGGAAAACAAAACCGCATTGTTTTAATTCTTAACCCGGCAACTAAAGAGCATTGGATTTATAAACGCTTCTTTGAAAGCAAAGGAGTGCAAGAAGGTTTTAACGGTATTAAAGACGACGTTACTTATATTCACACAACTTATCAAGATAATATTGAAAACTTAGACAGTTCTTTTATTGATGAGATTGAACGTATAAAAATATCAAACCCTAAAAAGTATCAACACGTTATTCTTGGTGGTTGGTTAGACAAAGCCGAAGGAGTTGTGTTTACAAATTGGAAGTTTGGCGAGTTCAATCCTGAGGGGTTGCAAACTTCATATGGTCAAGATTTTGGATATAGTATAGATCCAACAACTTTGACGGAAGTAGCAATTGACAAAAAGAAAAAGATTATCTACGTCAAAGAATGTTACTATAAAATCAAACTTACATCAACCGAGATTTATAGTTTAAATAACTCTTATGCACAACGTAAATTAATTATTGGAGATAATGCGGAAGGAAGGTTAATTGATGAGTTAAGAGCAAAGGGAAACAATATTGTAAGATGCGATAAACCACCGATTGAGTTCGGGGTTTCTATTATGCAAGATTATGAAATAATCGTTGAGCCGAATAGTCACAACATATCCAAAGAACTAAACAATTATGTTTATTTAGATAAAGGTAGTAAGTTATATTTGGATAATTGGAACCATAGTATTGATGGAATACGTTACAATGTTGTATATCATTTAGGGCGTAATTTTGGTATATCAATTCGCTAACCATGTCACAAAAACAAACTTTTTTAGTTATATAAGTATGAAGATTAAATTGCCAGAGCATAACGGAGATATTACATTATTGCAGTATCAAAAATACTACGAACTTTTGCATCGTGAAGGGTTGGATGAGTTTCAGATAAATCAAAGGAAAGTTCAAATATTCACAGGAATTAAACCTAATGAATTTAATTTGATTACTCAAAAGGATATTGAAGAAATGCTTAAACAAATAGATTTAGCTTTAGAAAGTACTGTTGAATTTGTCAGTACGTTTAAAGTTGATAATGTTGAATTTGGTTTTATTCCTAACTTTGATAAAATTACGGGTGCTGAGTATTTTGATTTAAGTAAGTATGGAAATGAAGTTGAAACATTACACAATCTAATGGCAATACTATTTAGACCGATTAAAAATAAGGATGTGTTTGGTAACTATTCAATCACGAATTATAACGGTACAAGTGAACGAGCCGAGATAATGAAATTAACACCAATGAATGCCGTAAATGGTGCGCTGTTTTTTTTTGTGAATTTACGAAAAGAATTGTTGAGTTATACCCTGAAATTTATGGAGGAGGAACAAGCGAAGGAAAACAAGCGTCAGACTACTTTGAAAAGTGGGGATGGTATGCAACTATTGACGAATTAGCAAAGGGGAATATTCTAAAAAAAGAAAAGGTATTGCAATTAAATGTACATGAAATTCATTTACACCTTGCTCATAAATTAGATAAGCAGAAATTAAAAGCATCGATAATGAAAAGAAATAACGATAAAAATATTCAATTATAATGAACCAATATACAGAACTTTTATATTACGTTAAAAAATTAGCCGAGGCAGATACTTTAGTTAATACAGTTACTAAAGGGGATTTCAATTTACTTGATTTAGATAAGGCAAATATATTCCCATTAGTTCACATTAACATAACCGATGCAGGATTTTCAAACGGGCAAACTGTAAAATTTGGAATGCAAATCGGGTGCTTTGATATTCGGGATGTAAATAAAGAAATTAGAACAGATAAGTTTTGGGAGCAAGATAATGAAGTTGATAATCACAATTTAACCTTAGCGGTTTTAAATAGAATGTGGTTAAAAATGTACACCGATTTCGAAAGGAATAACATTACATCGAGTGAAAATCCAACCTTAGAAATACAATCATTTGTTAGGACCAATTTACTTGATGGATGGATATTAACATTTGAAGTTGAAATGCCAAATACAACAATATCGCTTTGTGAAGGAAACTAAAACATATCTCGATAATTTTGGAAAGTTTATAGTACAACAATCCAAATCTAACCTAACTAAAAAAGGCAAAAAAGATAGGGGGGACCTTTACAATTCGATAAGTTATGATTTAACAGTTTCAAAGAACAGCTTTCAATTATCGTTTTTAATGACCGATTATGGTGAGTTTGTAGATAAGGGAGTAAAAGGTGTTAAGAGTTCCGCAAAAGCACCAAACAGCCCTTTTAAATTTGGAACGGGAACGGGTAAAAGTGGAGGTTTAACAAGTGGCATTAACGGATGGGTTCAAAGAAAAAGAATACAGTTTAAAGATAGGGGGAATGGTAGGTTTATGACGTATAAACAAACTGCCTTTTTAATTAGAAATAGCATTTGGAATAAAGGATTGAAAACAACTGATTTCTTTTCACGACCTTTTGAATTAGCATTTAAGAAATTGCCAGATGAATTGATTGAAGCCTATTCATTAGAAGTAGAAAATTTATTAAAATATACATTAAAATGATAAAAAGTTTATCGCCTTACAATTTAAC